TATTTTATCAGATAATCCAAATTTACAAAAAATATAAATGAATCTTTCACGTAATTTTACTTTACAAGAATTAATTAAATCAGATACTGCAATTAGGTTAGACATAAATAATAATCCTAACTCAGGTCAGATTGAAAAATTAAAAGCACTATGTGAAAATATTTTACAGCCAGTACGTGACCATTTCGGCAGAGTTAAGGTGACTAGCGGGTTTCGTAGTGAGCAGCTGTGCCTAAAGATAGGTAGCTCAGTTAACAGCCAACATGCTAAAGCCGAGGCGGCAGATTTTGAATGTATGGGCACAGATAATGCTGAATTAGCTGATTGGATCAACCAAAACCTAGATTATGACCAGCTCATACTTGAGTTTTACACTCCTGGTGAGCCAAACAGTGGATGGATCCACTGCAGCTACACACCTGATCAACCTAGAAAACAATTCTTGCATGCTTATAAATTTGAAGGTAAAACTAAATATAAACCAATTATTGGAAAAGCAAAAGATTTAGTTTGAACCCCCATATAAAAAAATTTAAAATTGAAGATTTTAAAAATCATCAAAAAAATTTACTTAATCTTATAGACAAAACTCCATCAAAAAGTTTAATTGAAAAGGATCAAAAAATATTAGCTACAGATTGGCAAATTATTTCTCAAAATCATAAAAGAGATTATGTTGAATATTTTATATTTAATATTCTTAATAAATTTACTCCATTTTTATGTAAAGAACTGAATTGTGAAAAAATTGAGCTTATAAATATTTGGTTTCAAATATATGGTAAAGATGGATTTCATGGGAAACATAGACACTCAAATGCTCATTTTTCTAATGTTCTTTTTTTAAAATTACCAAACAAAAATTTAAAAACTAAGATATATGATTTGAATAATTCAATAATAGAAATTGATATAGATGAAGGTGATATTTTGACTTTTCCTGCATATTTAAAACATGAATCTCTTATTAATATATATAATGAAAATAAAATTATAATTTCGTATAACATCAACATTGTATGACGAATTTTGAAATAATAAATCTTCCAATACCTAAAAGAGTAAATAATAATGTCTTAAATTACTTAGGCACAAAAAAATGGAGTTTTGTAAATGATAGAGATGAAGATGAAAAAAATTTAATTTCAACTATAGTAAGAGATAATAGTAAAAAAGATGCGGGCCAGGCAATTATTACTTATAACAAACTTCATCCAAATCCAGAGGTAGATCAAGATAATATATTAAATTTTTTTGGTGATCTTATATTTTCTTTAATACAAGAAAACACAAAATTAAAAGTAAAAGAGGTATCAAGAGTATATTGGAATTTATATTCAAAATCATCTGCTTGTCTTTATCACCAAGATGATAAAAGCGTTGATAAATACATGTCCGCAGTATATAATTTACACACTAATGATGGTGGAACTATGATTGAAGACAAGTTTATACCAGCAGTGGAAAGCCAAGCAATTTTATTTAAGAGTGAAATTATGCATAAAGGTATGCCACCTAAGAGTGATAATTTAAGATTAAGTTTGAACATAGTAATGGAGTTAGAATGACAATAGGAAGATCACAAATATCTAAACAAGTTGAGGGTAAATTACGTGGTGCGAGAGACGAGAAGAAAAAGAAAAAGAGAGTAGAAATAGCCATCAAACGTAAAAAAAACCCACTGTCTAGGACTTTTACTGCTTAATAAAAAATGTTATAATCTTGCATGACTAAATTATGTGCAAGAGGCAAAGCTGCCGCTAAAAGAAAATTCCGAGTTTACCCCAGTGCATATGCTAATGCCTACGCTAGCAAGATTTGTGCGGGTAAAATCAAAGATCCATCAGGTTTAAAAAGAAAAGATTTTAAGGGACCTAAACCAGCAAGAACAGGAATTTTAATAGAAACAAATAAAGGAACAAAAGAAAGAAGAAAAAAAGAAAATAAAAAATATATAAGAGAAAGAAATTTTCCTAAATCAGATGGTGACGGTTTATTTGATATTATTATAAAAGGTGCAGAAATACTTAATAAACCTCCAGCTAAAAAAATAGGAGGAGAAGCTAAGGTAAAAGAAGTTGCTAAAGCTCTACATAAAGCATCTGGTTTACACAAAGCGCAAGCTAAGGCTCTTGATTCTATAACTAAAGCAAACGTTGGTATTGCTGTTGATAGACTTAAAGAAAAAGAAAAAAAAGAAAAAAGAAAAAAATATAATAGACCTCCACAATCAAGAAATAAGATGCAACCATCAAGATCTATGAGTATAGATACTACTACAAGTTTAAAATTATCTAGAGGTGGTGGAGCTGCAATAAGAGGTATGGGATTCAAAGGAGTATTCTAATGAGTCTTAAAAAATGGTTTTCACAAAAATGGGTAGATATTGGAAGCAAGCGAAAGGATGGTTCATACGCACCTTGTGGCCGATCAAAATTAAAAGCAGATCAAAAACGAGCTTATCCAAAATGCGTGCCTGCTGCAAAAGCAGCAAGGATGACAGACTCTCAAAAGCGGAGTGCCGTTGCGAGAAAAAGAAGTAAGCCACAAGGAGTCGGTGGTAAACCAACAAATGTGAGTACCTTTACCAAGAAGTATTATGGTGGTATGATAGAAATCTAGGAGAACTATGGCAGAGAAATTATCAGATAAATTAAAAGGATTATTTAAAAAAGCAGATGTTTATCTTGGCAAAGCAGTTGAGAAAGCACCTAAAAGTTCAAAAGCTATGGGTCCATCTCAAACACAATTTAAGTTGTTTAAAGCTGGTCAAAAAACAAAATCTTTGTTAAGTGGTAAACTTCCAAGTGCAGCTAAAGCAGGAAAGTTTGGTAAACTTAAAGCAGTAGGAAGAGTTGCAAGTAGAGTCGCATTGCCTGTTGCTGCAGGATTTGAAGCTGCTAATCTTGCATATAAAGTTGCAACATTGTCTCCTGAAAAAAAAGCTAAGATTAAAAAATTAAAAACACAATTAAGTAAAAAATCAACAAAACAATCTCATGCAGATCTTTTAAAGATGAGATTTGGAGGAGATACAATGTTAAAGAACCCAAAAAAAGCTGACTTAGATAAAGATGGCAAATTATCAAGTTACGAGAAAAAAAGAGGAAAAGCCATCGAAGATAATATGAAAGCTAAAAAAGGTAAAATGATGTATGCTTCTATGGGTATGGAAGCTAAATCAACTAAAGGTTATGGCGCAGCTAGAACTTCTGGTATGGGTCTACAAGATGAACAATTAGCACCGGGAAAGTCTTTAGATTATTATAAAGATTTAATGTAATGAATTATGGCTACGTCAGGAACTACAGCATTCGATTTAAATATCGATGACATTATTGAAGAAGCGTACGAGAGATGTGGTATGCGTACAAATAGTGGGAATGACTTACGTAGTGCAAGAAGAAGTTTAAATCTTTTATTTTCTGAATGGGGTAACAGAGGAATTCATCTTTGGAAAGTTTCTCTTAACGAAGTGCCATTAGTAGCGGGGACTGCACAATACGCTGTTAATTCAAGTGTCTCTGATGTATTAGAAGCCTATATCTCAACAACTGCTGCAGCTAGTAATACTGCATCAACTAATGATATCTCTTTAACAAAAATTGATAGATCTGCATATGCAGCATTACCAAATAAATTACAAACAGGACAACCTTCTCAATATTTTGTTGATAGACAAATAACACCTCAAATATTTTTGTATTTAACTCCTGACGCAACAACTTATACAACTTTAAAATTTTATACGATAGATAGAATTCAAGATGCTGGTATTTACACCAATCAAGCAGATGTAGCATATAGATTTTTACCGTGCATGTGTTCAGGTCTTGCATATTATTTATCTGTTAAAAGAGCACCAGATAGAATTCAATTATTAAAACAATTATATGAGGATGAATTATTAAGAGCATTAAGTGAAGACGGTCAAAGAGCATCTGTCTACATATCTCCTCAAACTTATTTTGGAGATGGAGTATAATGTCATACGCAACTGGTAAAAGATCTAAAGCTATATCTGATAGATCAGGAATGGCTTTTCCATATAAAGAAATGGTTAGAGAATGGAATGGTTCATTAGTCCATATATCTGAGTTTGAACCAAAACATCCACAACTTGATCCTCCATACCATAAAGCAGATGCGATAGCTTTAAAAAATCCAAGAGTAATGAAATTTCAACAACCATCTCAAGAGTTTTCGAATGATAATACTATTTCAGATTCAGGTGGAATTCATGTCGGTGTAGCTAACTTATCATTACCGGGAGACTTTGCTTTTAAAACTCAAGAATTTAATGTAACCACAAATGGCATAACAACAACTATTCATAGTATGGTTCCAGAGGATCCATCACTACAAAATAGAAGAAGAGAGCTTATTTCAAACATAGGTTCAGTGGAGGTAAGTATTTCATAATGGCTATAACACATTCAGATTTTTTAACACAAGTAAGAAACTATACTGAGGTAAGTAGCACAGTATTGTCTGATTCTCAGATACAAGAATTTATAAGAAATGTAGAATTAGATATAGCTGGAAAAGTTGATTATGATGATTTAAGGAAATATGCTACATCGGCTTTCACTGCGGGTAACAGAGCAGTTAGTATGCCTTCAGACGTTTTGATTTTAAGAAGTATTGAACATATAGGTTCAGGAGTTAGAACTTTTTTAGAAAAAAGAGATACAAGTTTTATATCAGAATTTAATGGATCAGGTGCTCAAGGTACACCTAAATATTTTGCTAATTGGGATGACTTCAATATAATCGTAGCTCCTACCCCAGCTGCTGCAGANACAGTGCAAATAAATTATATAAAAGATCCACCAGAATTTACTTCAACTAATCAAACTTTTTTAGCAAAGTATCAAGAGTCTATGTTACTTCATGGAGTGTTAGCTGAGTGTTTCAGATTTTTAAAAGGTCCTGACAATCTATACAATCTATACAATTCGAAGTATAATGAGGAAGTACAGAATTTTGCCCTACAACAAATGGGTAGAAGAAGACGAGGAGAATACTCTGACGGAGTTCCAAGAATAAAAGTCGATTCTCCTAGTCCATAAAATATAAGGAGAATAAAATGGCAATAACAACAAATGCAATCTGTGATTCTTTTAAAAAAGAATTACTACAAGGTAAGCATGACTTTGATACATCTTCTGACACATATAAGTTAGCGATGTTCACAAGTTCTGCAACTTTAGGTAAATCAACTACAAACTACACAACTGCAAACGAAGTATCATCACCAAACTATTCAGCTGGTGGAAGTGCTTTGGTAAATCAAGGCGTTAAAGTTTCATCATCAGTAGCTATTACTGATTTTGCTGATTTATCTTTTCAAAACGTAACTCTTACTGCAAGAGGTGCTTTAATCTACAACACAACAACTGATGGTGGATCAAATACTACTGACGCTGTGGCTGTATTAGATTTTGGTGGTGACAAGACTGCAACATCTGGAACATTTACANTTCAGTTTCCAGCTTTCACAACTTCGGCAGCTATATTGAGATTA